ATACACCAGATGATTTAGAGTTGCGCGCAAAAGCATTTATTAAATATGTTTTAGCTAGACCTGAAAAGTATATTGCGGTTGTTAGTCATGAAACATTTTTAAGAGAAGTCCTAGCGCAGTTTAAAATATCAAACTATAATTTGAAGAATTGTGAGTATAAGTGTGTTGAGGTTTATTAGCGCCAAGATCTTAGCAAATGTCGCGCAACAACAAAGAGCACACCTCCCCAAAGTGTATCTGCGATGGCAAATTTCCAGTCATAGTGCTCTAGTATAGCATGATTAGTAAAGTCATATACACCATAAATACAGACACCGTATAGAAACGCTTCATTTGCAGATTTGGTCTGAAGTAGCATATGAGCTAAGAATAAATATACTATGATCGCACTGACAAAGCGCAATTGAATAGGCTTACCCTGAATGAGTTCTGTCATTTTACGAGCATAAATACCGCCTGTTGCAAGCCAGAAAATATCAACTAAAAATAGAACACCAGCTGTTTTAATAAGTGAGTAAAATTGATTCATTTATTAAAGCATAGATAATTATCTAGTCATAAGATATATGTCGCTTTTACTAAAAATCGCGAATGTAATTTATCGTATATTCCTGTCATGTACGCAAAATACAAATAAAATAACGCCTGATGAATATGATATGTACGTACAAGAATATGTTAAAAAGCATCCAGAAATAATGATTGAACGGTCTAAAGACCTTCAAGTTGATAATTAATTAATAGAATGGATACATCTACCATCCAAATAGACGGATTTAGTACAAATCTACACGGATGCCGAATACTATGTCAGGGTCCGTTTTCAAACGGAAAGTATGCCCCAATAATGGAATCTATTCAGAAACTAAGAGAGCCTTTTAAGAAGAAAATACTTTTAACACGCGCTTCTTTTTCATTATGCCAAATGGCCCCACTTCAATACGATGCATCATTTCAAGTAAAAGATACAGCCGATTGGACGCTAATTCTTACATATATTACCTATGCACCAAAACCACTGCTAGTAATATCAGAGGACGTCCCCATTCCTGACGGTCTATGGCAAAAGCTAAATAAATCCACAACATTTGTAAATATATCATCCTCTAACGTATTGAATGTCCGCCCATACGACGCCATTTTTTTCGCATCAATTGAAGAACTGACAATTTCCTACGCGGAATATGTTTTCAAAGTACTTCAAAGTGTGTATAAATCGAGTTATACACAGAAGGAGCACAAGGAAGTATTACAGGAACTACGTATGGCGGGAGCGGGAATATGTTGGACGCGTCATGAGGAATCAACTGGAGGTGGGAGTATATATTGGTATGATCCCGTAGGTAATAATCAAGGCGATAGTTTATCAAATAAACAAATGTCTGAATTATTTATATGGTTATCTCGTCAATTTAATAGAGATTAGCGGGGCGCCGTAATAATTTATTTAGGTCCAGTTCCAGATCCAAGTTGAGCGGGTACTCCAGCGGCAGTGCCAGTGGCACCACTGACAGCAGTCGCAAGCTTGCTGAGCATATCTTCGCCAGCGGCACCACCACGCTTGCGTGTATGACGCCCTTTTTTATGGCGACGTCCATCAACCATTGACTTACGCATGGCCTTGAATGTTCCCTTCTTGGGCTTGTAGCCGAGAGCAAAAAGGCGCTTAATCGCCTTCTTTCCCGCGGCATGCTTCTTGCGAGATACGATGCGTCCCTTATGTTTCATAAGGTCCTTCTTATGGAGATTTCCACTTGTGTGTTTCGCCGTTCCGTGAAATACTTCAGCCTTTGTGCCTACTGCTTTAATTTTGTCCGTCATTTCTATATTTATCGCATAGATTTAATTTTAGATCTTAGATAGGGTATACAAATACCGTATACAAATATTTCAAAATATTGTCCACCCAGATATAACTACAAAATATTTTGTAATCTATATCCAGCCAGTGCTAATCTCTTTTCTACAACGGGTAGATTCTGATTATAGTAGTCATCCCCAAGCACCGTTTCATCTGTATAAGCATTTGAACAAGCTAATTTTACACTTTCAGTAGCCCAATCATCATAATTTGTATTATTGTCGTCTATTTTAATATTATCTATTAAATATTTTGTATAATCTAATATATTATTATTAAAATCCAGCAATCTATGTGATATAATGCCTGTATCCCACACATAATGTAAATTATGAGAATGTTTATACCATTTTACTTGAATGGTATTACCACCTCTATCAGATGTAAATCCAACATGTAATGGTTGATGTACATCGCCGACAAAATGAATGGTAAATTTCACCCCTTCCGCCGTGTCAAACTGTTGGGTATAATTTCTTATGGCGCCTGTTACGCATTGTTCGTCAACGCAATCTCTATCACGAACATAAGTACATAAATTGTCAGGTGTATCTACATAGTGTAACACAGCGCTCCATTTATAGTCATCATATTCTTTAACTTCATCCGCCCAATTACTAACATTAGCAAGTGATGTACCCAGAAGCGATGTATATTTGTTTATGGTATTTACATCACCTGTAAGCTGTGCGTATGTAGCTATAATTTCATGTCCTTCTGGCCCCCACGATATTGCGGCGCTAACGCATAATAATAGTATAGATATACATCTAAATATCATTTGATATATACATAGATAATAATTATCATAATTAGGGATGCTTGATAAGAAGCGAAATAAGACACGAAAGGTCTATTATCCTCCAAAATACTATAGAGGATTAAGTGCTAAAAAGAAAACAGAAAGACTAGAAGAAATTAAAAAATATGGTGCGATGTCTTGGAAGAATAGAAAGGCCTACGTTGGATTCAAAACAAATAAGGGTATAGTTACTCGTAAATCAAAGTATACCGCAAATTGGCGTAGTATATTTCCAGAAGCCAAGTCACTTGAAAGTAAATCAAAGGCAACAGGTGTACCCCTTAAATACATTACAGAATCCTATAACCGCGGTATGGCCGCTTGGAGAACAGGTCATAGGCCCGGTGCAACAAAAGAGCAATGGGGATATGCGCGAGTCCATTCATTTTTGCTTTGTGGAAAAACCTATTATACAACGGATTCAGATATAGCTGAAAAAGCTAAAAAAGGGTCAGTAAAAGCTAGAAAGTGGTTTACAAGATGCCCCAAATCACCAAAAAAATAAAAATTGAAATTTAGGACCTATAAATTAAAGGCAAGCAAGCATGGACATTGATACAGAAATCGAGGATATGGATGAAGAGACGATCCAGCAGGACACCCAGGATGATGAATGGAAGCTCCAGCATCTCGACCAATTGGACAATGAAGAACAGTTAAATCTAATTCTGCGCGAAATCAATCATATTATGTGGCACGGTGTCAAGCCAACGGATGACTGGTACAATGAGCGATTCTATTATATTAACACGTATGCTAGTATAAACTGGGCGGATTTATCATCGCGATTTGATAATAAGGATGAGTATATTAATGAAACTGCCGCGCATATACTAGAACTTATTGGTGACTTAGTGGAGGAACGTGGTGTAAAGCGTGAATTTAATCTCGCTAAATACTACAGGGCTATCCTTAATATTAAAGAGCTGTGGGCGTACTACAAAGATTCATATATGGGAGATGAGTCAGATACAAATGTTGTGGACTTAATTGAGGGATTGAGGTTCTTATGATCTAAAAATTATTACAAAATATAATAAAAATATTACAAAATACTATTTTTGTTATATCGTACACATAAGAACCTAAACCGTCACCGCGTCTATAATACAGGACAGGACAAAAAATTGAAATCTGATTAACCTTAAAAAAAGATTTACCGAACTTATTTGAATATCGCATCACTCAGCTTTAATGACATACACATATATCAAAAATGAAGACGACCATTTTGTATGTCCTACATGTGCGGTAGTAAAGAAAAATCAGAATACAATGTTCTACCATATGAAAAAGCATGAAGAACAATTAACCCATATATGTAAAGCCTGTAAAAAGGGATTTCTTCAAAAGCAGACACTAGATTTACATATTAGGTCCAAACATCCTGAACTCCTAAAGGATAATGGTACTAATGAAAAGAAATTTAAGTGTCCCTTTGATGATTGTGAATTTTCAGCGCTTACAAAAGGTAATTGTGTAATTCATTGTCTAAGAGTACATTTTCAAGAGGAAATTGGTGAAATGATGGTAAAAGACAATGAAACAAAGATTATTACTTGTAATGGATGTGATAAGGAATTTACTAATTCATGTGCGTTTTATTATCACTGTAAGGGATGTATTACATTTGATAAAACAGATGAGAAGTATAAGAGGTTTGAAGAGTTAACTGCTTAGACCGTTTACAGGTTATATATATTTTTTATTATTCGGTCAGATTCTTATGAAAATAAGAAGGTGCCTCAATAAAAGAAACAGGTTTTTGAGGAATTCGCCCACACAGTCCATACATCTGGTTAAAGCTGTATCGTGCTTTTCGTCGCTCCGCGCCGCGCGCCCATATTAACTCAGATCTCCAGTTTAGAATAGGTGTTGGCATCTTTAATTCAGGAAAGTGGAGTTGAAAGAGTTGTCGCCAAACTTCATTGTAGCTTACTAATTTATTCATAAGACGACATGTTGCGGCGACATTTTCTAAATCGCGTTCGCCAACGTATACAAAAATCTCAAACAATATCTCAACTGGAAGTGATGCCGTAAATGAACTGTATTCTGTCACAATGTCTTCTGTAATTTGTAGCATTTATATCTATAATATTTTTAAATTTGAATAATATTTTTACACTTTTACTAAAGCTACAAATGGCATCCTTTTATGATTCTCATGCTACCGCATTCTCCAAAAGTCGTTTTCGCATCTGGCCGTGTGTCAAAAAATTCCTTGATGTACTTCCTCCAAATTCCAAAGTCCTTGATATAGGCTGTGGAAATGGGAAAAATATGACCTATCGTACTGATATTCAAATGTATGGTCTTGAAAAATCACAGGCGCTATGTAATATTTGTGCTGCGAAGGGTCTAAAAGTCGTTCAAGGTGACGCATTAAAACTTCCATTTGAAGATAATAGTTTTGACGCAATAATAATGATCGCAGTTATTCACCATATTCATCCCGATCAGCATAAACAAGTACTACAAGAAATTAAACGTGTTCTTAAGCCGAATGGTAAATGTCTAATTACAAATTGGTCGGTAGAACAACCTGAAGACGCAAGACGGCAATTTCAGACGGGTCTAAACTGGGTTATCTGGAAGGGAAAAGAAGGTACACCGCTGCCATACTGGATAATGGATAAAGCGCTAGCACATGAATTCGTTAATTATATGCCAGCAGGCCTACAATTAACGGATTTAGAATGGGAAGCTGGAAATTGGTATATATTTGTAAGAAGCTCTTTATAATAGCACGTATTATGCCTTATTATAGAAATCAACATTAATTAATTGTGACACTATATTAACAAAATCATTATCTGTTTTTCTTTCAATGATATTTCCTAAATTTGTATCAAACAATGGTATATATTTATGACTCAATCTACATAAATATTTATCAACCCATGAAAATGTTCTTACCGCCTCTTTTTTCTCTATTTTTTGAGAATTAAGATGTTTAATCTTATTAACATCGCTTTTATGACAAATTTTGTATTGAATTGCCACTCTTTCTGATGTTTCATTCATTGCACCAGCATGGACGCTATCAGCATTAAATAATATTGCCGTTCCAGGTGTTCCACTAATAGTTATAGGTGTGCTAATAATATATTTTTGTTTATAGGATCCAGGGCAAATAGATAATAATTTACCGTCTGTTAAATAAATAATAAGTGTATAAGATGGGTGTGATAATTCTTGAAAACGCTGGGATGAAGTGACATCTCTGTGAAAAGTATATAGTGTTGAGTTAACT